ACGACCAAGCACAGGCGGAGTACGGTATGGGTATACGCAGGGCGTTTACATACAAGGCGCTGAACAAGTTGATCCAAGGATCCGCCGCCGATCAAACCAAGCAGGCCATGGCCGACTGCTACAAGGAAGGATTGCTTCCGCTGCTCACGGTGCATGACGAACTCTGCTTTTCTATTGAGAGCGATGAGCAAGCTGCGAGGATCAAGGACATTATGGAAAACGGCCTGAACGATGTGCTGCTTGTTCCATCCAGAGTGGATCAGGAGCTAGGAGATAACTGGGGCGAGGTGGGTTAATTTCCTGGTCCTTGCCTCTGCGCGATCTGCATGTTTTTCAACGCGTCTAATGGGTTAGAACCCATTACTGCGGCTAAGAATCCTTGGTCCCTTGGTGGACTTTCCTGAACGAGGGGAGCAGGAGCAGGAGCAGGAGCAAGAACAGACTGAGGCGCAGGGGTTTCCACGATGGGCGCTGCTACCTCTGGCTCTGCTTCGCCTTGAAAAAAGTCTATCGCGGGCGCTGCTATTCTCGCTAATCGGCTATTCGCTTGATTAACTTCAGCTTCTCTTTGAAGTCTCTTGGTTTCTAGTCTTGCCGCTTCTTCTTCCGCGAAGTTCAACGGGGACAACTTTTCGCGTCTTCTGTCGTTTGACATTTGATTTAGCGTTGACCATGGTCGTTGATTGACAAGAAACGTTTTGTCTTCGTTTCTCATCTCCCGTTTAGTTTCTTTAATGACTTCTTTAGATGCCAGACCGGGCCAAAACTCGCCTTTCATAATGGAGTTAAGCTCTGCCCCACCAAGATTTGCCTGCTTTAACTGTGCTCTAATAGCCGCCTCAGAGGTTTTCATTTCTCGTGCGGCCTCCACATAATAGTAAAGCTGGCTTTGCGCTCGATATAAATTATCAAGATAGCCGTTCCAAGATTCTAAAACATCTGCTTGAGTTGCATCAGCACGTTTAATGGTCCGTGTAGCGAGGCCCTTGGCTGGGTTACGAAGAGAAGTGTACTCCGCGCCGCGGAAGGTAAAATCTGTTCGGTTGTTTACTACAATAGGAGTAAATCCTGTGGCGATTCGGGCAATTTCTTCTTCGTTTGTATACTGTTGTCCTCGGGTCCCAGGAATACCAAGTGCCGCTCTCGCCGCTCGGCCAAACGTCAACTCTCCGCCGCGTTCCTCAACGACTAAACGAGCGTACCCCGGCAAATATGCTCCCAGAGTGTGTACGACAGATTTTTTCAACTGATCCCCAACGGGTTCCCCTTGGATATAAATAGGAGCCCCGGTTTCAGTCTTGCCGCCACGACCGATCCACGATTCAGGCAGAACATCTAAAAGTCTTTCCGCAAACAAAGAGGTTCCCGCAAAGGGCTCTGATAGTTTGGTAAGGCCCGCCCACATTCCGTTTGTGATTTGTGCGGCTGCCGTTTTATCCAACTCTCCCGTCTGATTAAATTCTCGAATCGCAGCGATAGCAGGTTCTCGAACAAAACTATGCGGGAAGATGTAGCTTTGATTAAACAACTCCATCTTGCCACGCTTGTCGTTGCTCAATACCCCGAGGTCACTACCGCTATAGAAGTCCGCTGCTTGTACTCGCGCCGCCGCCATCTCTTCTTCCGAGGTCCCAGTTGCGAGCATCGAGGCTTTGGTAACAGCGTTGGGGGAAACGTTAGCAATAGCGACATAGGACAAGAGACGTTGAGAACCCATGCCTCGGACTTGTCGAGCGAACGCTCTTGCCGCTGCTTCGTCTCCTTTGAATGCTGCAATTAAGTTATCGTCTACTTGAAACGAGAGCTCGGTCAGACCTCGTTGAACAGTGTTGGCCGCATTCCTAATGTTTTCTGCGGCAAAAGATGTAAAGGCACCAAAGATTGGAACAGCGTCAATTTTTTTAACCAACTTACCCACGCGGGAATACACAGGCATCAAGTCTTTAACTGTGTCTCCAGCCAGTGTTAGTAAAAAGTTAGAGGGAGAATCGTCCAGAGCCAAAGAGCGAGAACGCTTTGCCAACCCTTGACTCATCATCGAGTCTTTAAACGCTTCAAAGTTAAAGTTCTTTGGCCGACCAACGTCCACACCAGCCTTGCCCAGTGCTGTCGCCATTTTGCCTTGCTCGGCAAACACGCCAAGGATTTTAAAGAAGCTATCCGAGTTACCATAAAGACTTTCAAGCTGTCGCATAAACGGAATGATACGACTAAACCCATCAAACCCTGCTTGTAGACGGCCTCCAGCACTTAGGTCTTTCGACAGTTCTCTAAAGTCTCGTAACGCGCTGCTCACGAGGTTGGTATCCATGACCCCTAACGCGCCGAGTTCTTTTGTAAGTTTGTCAAGAGCATCATCGTTTAGACCTTCGACATTAGCCGACACAACTCTAAAGGCATCCACCACATCCCCGCGGTTGGGCAGCATACCACCCTGACCCAATGCGATCACGTTTCCAAAGATGTTTCGAATTTGCGAGGCCAGATTAGGAACGATGGTCATGCGCTGCGCCTGCCCTTTAAGAATGGCACCAGTCGCAAGAGCCGCGCCAAGGTCGTCGAGTTGCAACCTAGCGGGGGTTGTTAATGCCTCTGCCGCTGCGGGAGAAACATACATGTTGGTGATAGCCCCGAACGGACCCAACACAGATGGATCCCCCTCGACCTGGGACAACTGAACGTACCCGCGTTGTAGCAAGCCTTCGGTCAGTTGCGCCGTTTCATCAACAGCCTGCCCCGTTAGTCTGTCCGTTACTTCTTTACCCGTGTCGTCTACGGTTGCTTTAAACAGCAAGCCACCATAGCCAGAACCCGCAGTGTTTACGTTTTCGGCAAACGATTTAAATTGTCTCGCAGCGTCTTGCTCCGAAAGCCCCTTCGCCATCCTTTCGTCCAGAACCGCCCGAGCAGCGGCAAACGCGTCCCGAGCAGAACCAAACCGTTCCGCCGCAGTAATCGTAACAGGATCACGCACAAGACCGGGAAGTTCCTTGTCCCCCGCCTGCAAACGCAACGCCGCGTTAGCATCTACCGCAACGTCATCCGCCATGTTTTTGTAAAACCTAGACGCAGCATACGCATTCGCCGTGTCCGTTATCGTGTTATAAAACATGGTCTTAGGATCTCGGACCTCGCCCATAAGTTCTCGGACCGCACCGAGATTATCTAACTCAGCGACCCGCTCGATAAAAATAGAATCATCTAACTGAATCCGCTGACCGGGCATAACCACTTGAGCGTTATTAGCTCTTTTCAACGCCTGTATGCGGTTGTTCAACGCCTGTTGAGGAGTTACCCCGTTGCCCACATCCAGCTTTAAATACCGAAGTAAACGCAATTCAGCAAACCGATCTATCTGATCGTCTGTTAGCTTGGAAAAATCAACGTAACCTGTTGGAGTGCCGTCAGGTTTGGTGAACAAAGGAAGAGCTTCTTTATAGTCCGCAGGAAGAATTTGTTTTAAATCATCTGCTTTAACACCACCCGAAAACGAGGACCGAATATGAGCCTTCATTTCGTCCAACGCTTTTTTATAGGCTGGACTATTCGATTGCACATCCAGATTGTTGTAGAAGTTTTCTGCATCGTCATACATGGCAAAACGTCTGCGCAGATAAGTCTTCCCCGCGGCGTGACTATCTCGAATTTCTTTCAAGGCGTCTTCTAACGGCTTTACATCAGACGGAGCGTATTCCGACCGAGCTTTTATCCGTTGAATGGAGTCCTCTAAGTCCAAAGCAATCTCGTCTTGTATCCGTAGATTTGCTTCTCGCATCGCTTCTACAGAACTTTTAATCTTTTCTTGTTTCCGTTTGCTAAAGTTTTTAGCAAATCCTTCAATGTCGCCTGTTTCAAACGCTTTTAAAAACTGCTCCCCAATTTCCTTGCGCTTTCTTTTGGACATCTTTGGAAGGTCCACCACACGAAACAACTGGTCTGTGGCGCTCTCATAATTCTGAAACAGATTTACAGCCTTGCGCTTTGATTCGTTCATCGAACCCTCTGCGTCAAACATCTCTTCCACAAAACGACTATGAGCATTTCCAGTGGGCGAGAACCACTGAGCAAACTTCTCTTTCACGGGTTCTTTCACGCTTCGTATAATCGGCGCTTTCCCCGCGATAGTAGTTGCTCGATCAAACACATCTAAAACCGAACGAGATAACAACGATGACGCTTCTGATACTCCCGGCACTGAGCCCACGGCCCGTGCTCCTGCGCCCAAAACGGGAATACCAACATCAAACGTAAGACTGGCAAGACTACCTTCAAACGCTCTACGGCCCTTGTTTTTTAAACGACCCATGGCAAGGTCTGTGCCCCCTAACTCTAACGTGTTTTCAGTCTTTAAAAACTCAGGAGCAGAATCAAACGAGTCGGAAATAGTGGGACGACCATCGGGCGTAACCAAAGCTTCGAAGCCGCCCGCGGCAAGCGCCGTGGTTCCTATTAACCCCGCTCTTGTTCCCACTAATTTTTTACCAGCGTCGGACTTACCAAACGAATCCGCCGCTTTAAAAAATTTACTTTTGGCTTGGGTTCGCGCTGCTCCTCGGGCGACTTGATTTGCTCTGCCCAACCAACCTGCGATAGGAATAAACCCTAGACCGAAACCCACAATCTCCTCGGTAATCTGACCGCCCGTGGTGCGAGGATTGAGGTCGTTGTCTTTACGAAACTTCTCGAATGAATCTGATACTCCACGAGAATACTCAGTTCCAAAAGCTAGATCCGCGGCCAATGCTCCGCTTTCCACCAAGCCTTGAGCTATCATTACAGGCGCAGCTTTAATACCCCGTCCTATGTCTGTGAGTTTAGACTCTTCGTAGGGGGCCATCAGCCCCTTGGCTTGATCAGCTAACCTATTGCCTGTGTCATCATCCCCAGCGTCGTAGGCAGCAATAGCAGCAGACTTTAACTCATCGAACTCAAGAACATCTCGGGCTTGATCTGCCAGCATGTTTCCGGTTTCGTCATCCCCAGCGTCGTAGGCAGCAATAGCAGCAGACTTTAACTCGTTGTATGTTGGCATTAATCTTAGCTACCCTTTTTCTGCCGCTGGTCAAACTTTGTTGCCCCGTCCGTTTTACCTTGGTTGTTAGACGTATAGCCCAGGGATTTCATAAACAGCGTTATTAGGGCTGGATCTCTCGCAACACCTCCAGAAGAGGTCATTTTCTCAAACGCTTGATCTGGGGTAAGACCGCCGCTAGCTGGGTCTATATACAGGTTATATTCGGCCAACAGTGCTTTACCAGTTGCTGTAGACAAGAAAGCTTTACCAGGAGTATTTGCTGCATCTGTCTCAATCTTAGCAATTTCCAAATCCGTGCGAAGTTGATACTCCTTAATAAGCTCATCCATCCGCTGTCTGCGAGCCGCTGCCGCAGAATCCAACTCAGACGCTCTATCAAACGCCGCAAGTTTAATGCTGCGATCAAGTTCTGTGCGCTCTTTGTCCGCCGCAGCTAGACCCGCGATTGCCGTAGAGGCAGCGGCGTTTAGGTTAGCCAAGGCGTCCGGACTTTGGCCCGCGGCTAGCGCAGTAAAGAACTGCATTGCCATCAGGTTAAATTCTTTCTGCTTGTCTCGTTCCCCAATGCCCAAGAAATCTTTTAAGAACTCATACTGCGCCTTAGTAGCTTCCTCAATGGAAGACGAGCTCCCCGCGCCAAGGTTCGCGCCGATTGTACCAGGGAGACTTGCGCCCGGATCCTTAGAAGCTTCTGCTGCTGCTAGGGCAACCCCTTCCAGATCTTTAGCCGCATCTGGAGTATAACCTGCGGAGCCCAATGCGGCAGCACTCTCAGCCTTCGGATCGTTCTTCTCTACCGCTTCTAATAAAGCATCCACATCAACTTTTTCTGGCGCAGCAAGATCAGGCATCCCGGTCATTTGTTTGCGTTCCGCATCCGCCATCTCTTGGGCGCGTGTTAGTATATCGCCTTCCGTTGCGGCTGACGCCGCTTCGGATGCTTCCGAAACTCGTTTTTCTGCCGCAGCAAGATCTACCGCAGCTTCTGAGGATAAGGGAACACCGCCAAACGTTTGGTCTTCTACAACCTGTTGTTGCTGTTGTTGCGCAATAGAAGCCTCATTCTTTAATCGTTCCGCTTCTTGTTGTTTAAAGTCCGCAGAAGACATGAACTCAGTCACCATCTTTGACCGCGCATCCGTTGAAAGAATAGGGTCCATATCCATTGTGAAGACCTGATTAGTTCTTTCGTTAACAAGAAAAGGCATTCCTTGAACTTGAATCTGACGAAGGGAAGCGGGATCTTCCTCCGGGGTCATGGACATAAGGGTTTCTGCGGGTGTGGGCATTGTCATCCCGGCTAAGGCTAAGGACGCATCCTCTATAGGTATGCCTTGATTTTCCGCGACAGAGCGACCAGCCATAATATCTTCCATGGACTTCGTCGGTGTAAACGAAAGCGACGGAGGATTAAGACTAATCTCACGGAGCGCATCCTCAATCGGATTAACGGACTGCGCACTCTGGACCGTGGTCCGGATTCGGTCCATTAACGAGGGCTGCTCCCCGCTGGTTATAGGAGCACTCTCCAACACCACCTCTTCCGGTGCCGCCTGTTGCGTTTCCATCATTCGACTGATGCGAGTACCAAGGATCGTTTGCGGACGAGCACGAGTTCTAACTCCTGACGGAACCATAGACTCTTCTTCAACAGTAGCCTGCTGCATTAATTGAGGAAACCTGTCGTTTAGCATTTGCATCGTGGGCACATCCACTCGAACGTACTCATACTGATCTACTAAACCCGGAATGTTACTAACGATATATGAAAGCTCGACGCCCCCACCATTAGCAAACCTCATCGCCTCGCCCATCAACTCCGGAGAAGACCGCATAATCCCACCCATCGCCGCAAGCTGCCGCCGAGCATCTTTGTTCCTAAACAACTTGCGATTCTGAACGTTCATAAGAAACCTCTAAGATCAGTTAAAGTAGTTGTAACCAGCGCCCGCTGCGCCAAAAGCTCCGCCAATTTGAGTGTACGGATTAGGCATTGAAGGCATCGTAAAGGACATCGAGGAAGACGGAGTCCCCGCAAAAATATCCGAGTAGAAACCAAGCTCTTGGTATGGCCGCATGTATTCTTGGTACTGATTCTGACGCAACGCTTCAAGCTCCCGCTGACGTTGGTCTTGCTGGTTCTGACCCATGCCGTAGAGCATGTTGATGTCGCTTTGCCCCATCTGCTGCCCCAAGCCACCTAATTTAGCTTGCGCCGTTCCTACGTTGCCTAAGCCTCCAGCCAGTGAACCAATGCCTGTGCCAATGTTAGCCATACCTGTGCCCGCGCCCATGGTTGTGCGACCAATGTTAGCCATACCTGTACCAGCGCCCATGGTTGTGCGACCAATGTTAGCCTGCTGCCCTGCAAACTGGCCCATTCCAGTAGCAAGGTTTCCAAATGCCTGTCCCGCTGTCTGCTGACGGCCTTTCTGAGACTCAAACGCACTGCCCGCACGGTCCATAGCTTGTTGAAACCCTTGCGATCTTAGCTGGGCACCAAACTCACTGGCATCTCTTGCTGTCTCTTGACCAACCCGGCGCGTCTCCAGATTCGCACGACTTGATCCTCCTAGCGCCGCTGCACCCAAACCACGGCCCCGCTGTAAATTTCCAGCCTGTGCGCCTTGTTCTTGGATGTCTCTTTGCCCAGCTTGTACAACCTCTTCAAGGTACGGATCCATGAACCTTTTATAACCTTGACCTCTAAAACGGTCTTGAGATTTGCGTAGAGCTTGAGCCCCTTCTCCGGTTAACCTCTTACCTTTCATAAGATAGTCTTGCCCTGCTCCCGCTTGTCGTGCGCCTTTTTTAAAATATTGTGACCCTTGTCTCGCTTGTCGTGCGCCTCGATCAAAGTACCCTCCCGCATCAGCAAGAGTTCCTAACCCAGATTTATAAGCCCCCGCTGCGGAACCAAGAGTATCAGCGCCTGCCTGCAACATTGGCATGTAAGATCCAACGCCTTGAGCAGCCATTTTCATGGCTTGTTGTTGATAAGGGGACATTCCAGCAATTTGATACTGGGGCATTCGGCCCTTGCCCTGCTTAAACAAATCACTGGCGCTTTGCAGAATTTGTTTCTGGTACTTCTTTAAATAAGAAGGGATGCCGCTTGTTTGTGCCGCCATAATATCACCTATGCTCTAAGACTTCGATACAACATCGCCGCCGCTTGACCCCGAGATCCATTAGGGGCATTTCCAATAATTTGTCCCGCTAACTCAGCATTGCCGCCGCCTAGCTGTTCCAAATCCTTTAACGAAAAAACAACCTCGCCGTTAGATAACGCAGCCTCCCGAACAGGTTGCCCGTTCTGATATATCATCGCAGGTATGTCGTCAGAGGTTCCAGTGCCTGGACCTTGAATTAAACCACCCGCCGCTGCGTATTGACGATTTAAATCATCGTAATAAGCTCCGTAATCAGGGGTTTCAACTTCGATGCTGTCCCACTGGTCCGAAAGATAATCATCTAATTTTTGTGCTTCTGCCAATGGGTCTGGCGGATTCGCCACGCCATACGCAGTCATACCAAGCCCAAGAGCTTGAAGGATATTTCCGTAAGCCTTATCCCCTGTAAAAGCAGATTTAAATATGTCAGGAAGACCCTTGCTTGCCACTTCTTGGGTCGCTCCTTGGGCCGCTATCTGTCCTGTGCCTGCTCCCAACAACGATGTGAGCCCTTTTCCCCCGACCAAAGCACCGCTAATTCCACCAAGCGCCGCCGCTTTTATCGCATCTTGAGGCTTACCTCCTCCGAGAAGAGATACAATCCCCGCTCCGATGGCACCCCCAGCGGGGCCAAACAGGCTGCTACCAATAAGGCCTCCAATTACTGATAAGCTCATTATGCTTCTCCTTGAATAGGCTCGGGCGAAGTAACCGTTATCGAAGTGCTGCGGTTCTCAGCGCCTGTCCAAGCCTGTCCACAATCCGGACATGTTCCGTTCGGGTAACTTAAAACTTCTTCAGGCGTATCAACCGCATTCCCACAATTAATACAATGCACTGTATCAGAACTCGTGGATGGTTTCCAGAGAGATCCGTTTGGCATTGTAATTACAGTCATGTTATCGTCACCGTTGTTGTGCCGACCGATCCGGTGGCCGAGGACCCCCGCACATGTGGCGTGTTAATTAGCGTCACCTTAACAAACCCCGCCTGCTGAAACAATCCTCCAAGTTCCAAACCACTATCGTCCGTTTGAAGACTCGTGAGCACCAGTTCTGTGTGCCGACCCTCCCCAGCATTTTGCATCCGAGTCAAGTAAACAGTGAAGTCTTGAATCAAACGCGACAAGTATTCCGTGCTGTACTCTTTGGGGGGCAGCGGAAAAAACGGCAGGTTTGTATTGCGAGACATTAACGTCTCCCGTCAGGGCGCACATCCACCCTTGGTGTTCCTAAACGCCAAGTTACATCCGTTTGATTAGACTCCACGCGCACCGCAAACGACCTACCCCTAACTCGTATGTGGGCTTGATCAGTAAACTCCTCAATAGGAACTGTTGCCGTCTGAGAAACGGTTGCCGTGTTGGAAGTGTCATAGTTCGACCCAGGGAACCGTCTTGCTTTTATAGTCATAGACAGGTCTGGGGTTCCGGTCGAAGACCTGAACGTAACGTCGGGGATTAACCTGCGAACAAATACAAAGTTATCGCCTTCGCCAATCGAAACCTGACTTGATTCAATGTACGAGTTTATAGCAACCGGAGGGTTTTCAGATCCGTCGTTATCTCCAAACTCATGAAAGTACAGATAGTGGTCCGTAGATGCTGCAATCGGATTCCGCTCCGTACCGCGGTCCATCCAAGCGGAACGCCCAAGATTTCCATAGTACCAGATATTCTGCTGATAATTATATACAACGTACCGATCATTGTCCGTGCTGTTTGCCGAGGGATAAAACCACCAAACTTCTCCGAACGCTGCGTTAGATCCCGCAATGACCTTTCCCGCCTGATCGTCGTTAAAATCACTAAACACATAATCTCTAACGGTACAGGCCAACCTGTTTACTGCGCCGTTAAACATATAAAACTCCTTTTGACCCATCCAATAAACGGAATCCTCGACGTTTATAGCTGTCTGATTCCCGCGAATTGTAATGTTGTCGGAAATAAGATTAATGCCAAAAGTAAACGGGGGCCCTAAATACTGCATCGAATGAACAGAAACGTCAGTAAACACAAGAATCTGCTGGCGTGTTTCCACCGCAGTTACGATCTCAGAACCCGTCCCGATTAGTAAATCCCCAGCAGTGTTCGTAACTGTGGTTTCCCAGTCTCGAATGTTTCCCTGATCACAAAACCTGATCAGCAAAGGATCCTGAGTAGTGTCCGATTCAGGGTTTGTACCAAAAGCAATCACATGCTTGTCCCTGTCCGAAACCAAAACCTGTTTGGCTACCACGGGTGGCGAGAACGTAGTTCCGAAAGCCGCAGAAGAAATGTCCACCGCACGAGTGGTTACTCCGTTTGTTCTGTCCCAATAATAAATACCAGCATCTCTGGGATTAATTACTAAATCCTCTCCGAAGTTATCATGGGACCAAGTGCGAAGACTTCGATCTGCTGCGCCAATACTCGCCGCAGAACCCCAAGTTCCCCGGCCCCAAGTTCCCGCTCCCCAACCTGTGCCAAAAACAACCGTGTCCTGCCCAGTTGGCACTTGATACGCACCCACAACGCTTGAACCTCCGTTGCCCGTGTCAGAAGAATTAGCAAAGATAATTGTAGGCGCATAACCAGTCGTTGAAGTAATCGAGTCTACCGTCGCAACATCTCGTAAATTTATCGTGTAGTTGTTTTCGTCCACAAGAGTAAAGATTTGGTACTCTTGATTTAACCTGTTCGCAGTGGCTTGGCCCCCTAGCGTAGCCGCCCCGCTAAACGTTACAAAATCGTTAGGGTTACAACCGTGACCCGTATCAGCGACTTTAATAGTAGAACAATTCACCGCTGCTCCAGAACTGTGGGCCGCATCAGTTGTTCCATCCAACCCACGCACACAGTTCGTCAAATCGTTGCTACTAATTCCGTTATACGAAATGGTTTCACTTTCGATTTGAATAATTCCAACAGAAGGAAACCCAGACGCACTGGTGAGTGTTATCGAAGTATCACCAGCACTTACGTCTGACGCCAAAGTGTTAGCACTCGCGTCAAAAGTTACTTCTCCCGCTGCTGTTGTGCTGCGAATTGGAGTAATATCGTAATATGCGCCGCCTTCGCTTATGTAGTATTTTAGGTGAGTCCCCACACCTATAAAATTGTTTCCGTCAAGAGCCGTCCACCCAATTAAAGATCTACACGTTCCAAGAAAATTAGCGTCAAAGGTATGCTCCCAACCTCCGATTTTTTCTGGGACCCCAAACCGGAACCTAACTTTATCACACTCGTACCAGCCGCCCTCGTTGGAATATGAGGTGGTTTCTTTGTTAATTCCTGGTCGAAACTGTAATTTTGTTAGCGGCATTTTAAACTCTCCTTGTGTTATATTCGACTCAGATCGAGAGTTATCCAGCTTCCAATGCCGCTACTTTAGTTTCCAAGACTTCGATCTTAGCCATAGCTTCCTGCAATGCCTTGATAGCTTTCATATACAGCACCGAATATTTTACAGAAAGAAATTCTTTTTGATTTCCGTCTGCATCCAAAACTGGGTTATCCTCGGCATCAGTTTGGAAGACTTGCTTAACCAAGCCATTCATTCCAGAAGCTTGAAGGTCTTGAGCCATAACACCTAACATATTTGGTGCATCTAACTTATCTTCGATCATAGAGTAGTTCTTAAACTGCAATGCTTTGATGTCATTCCACTGAGAACTAGCAGCTACAATGTTTTCTTTCAGGCGTTCATCTGATGTAGAACCGTAGGAGTTGGTTGCTGACAAAAAGTCACCATTTTCTTCTATTTCAGATTTAATCGTACCTTGACGTTGGTGTCTAAATACATAATCAGCGCCAGTACCATCTCGTGCGGAGATGGCCGTATATGTATCATTGCTTCCACTGCCTTGGTGATATATAATAACACTTTCTTCAGTAGCAGTATAAACATTGCCATGACTTCTACCTACTCTAATACCGCCAGCCCTGAGATATATATCACCAGTATCATCAAGTTGCATCGAGCCTTCACTGCTGTTTTCATACGCATTAGATACGGGATAAAACTCTAAACCTGCATTCCCTGTACTATCATCTGCAGTAGCAATCATGCCACCAAATTTATTGACGGAGTTATCGTTGGTTTTAAATAAATAACCGCCAACGTAATCACCTGCAACAACAGTAGTATCTGATCTTCCTGCAACAAACTGTGTGCCACCACTAAAATAATTAACAAAGCTACGTTTATCGGGGTTGTGTGTCTGTGGGGTATGGCTGTCGGGGTCAGATACAGACATACCTATGTTGCTGGTAGAACCCTCTACGAAGAAAGCATGAGTATCGGCATCACTTTCAACACGAAAGTCTAAGTCACGACTATCATCGTTAAATACAGTTTCAGTGGCGTTCATAGTTATACGATCACGAGTAGTACCTGCGAGCATAGTTTTTATTGTTAGTGTTCCATCTTCAGTACCATCTGATGCGTCTGTAATTTCTCCAAAAATAGTAGCAAATTGTGTTTTCTCGGAAGCATCATTTAAACCATTAAATTCCATTCTGCCTATTAAATCACTGTCAGCACCTGCTTGTCCCGGATTTCTGTAAAAGTCTAAGAGTGGACCTGCACTAGCATCAGTATCAGTAGTCTCAAGAATAATGTTTGCATCATTGTTGGTTTTAGTAAACGTACCAGTACCAACAACACTTAACGCAGTAGCTGGGCTATTTGTACCTATTCCACAGTTACCATCAGCACCATTTACAAAGAATGCATTTGCATCATTATCACTTTCAACCCGAAAGTCTAAGTCTAGTGACGCCTCGTTAAATACAGCCTCTGTAGAGTTAAAATTTAAACGTGTCCGATTAGTGCCCGCAAGCATAGTGCTAAGAATTAATTGACCGTCTTCAGCACCATCAGTTGCATCTCCTATTCTACCTTCAATTTCAGCATACTGAACCTCGTTTCCAGCTACATCCTGTGCACGATAATGAATCGTGCCAATGACATCACTTGCTGCACCAACAACATCTCTAAATAGTCTAAGTATTGGACCTTGAGAAGCATCTGTGTCTGTAGAGACAAGACTTAAAGTATCAGAGTTATCATTTACAGTAATAGTAGATCCATCGGTAGCAGTAAAACCACCTGTAATGTCTACACCTGTATTAGTAGTTGCTAATTTTACCGCACTGCTTCCACCAGTCGCAAAAGACAGTTTTGTTGCTCCGGTTGAACCGTCTGCCATAATATAAGTAGCTCGACCCCCAGAACCATCATCTGTCTGTATTAGAATATCCTTATCAGCTTCGTTATTTTGAAGCTTTAGATCCCCTGCTTCGTTAGAAATAATGGCGTTTGTGCCGTCATGCTTGGCTTGTAAAACACCAGAGTTAAAACTCCCTGCTTCCAAATCCTCTAAGGCATTATACGCATACGAAGCAGATGCGCCCGCTCCGGTAAACCGAATAACCGCGTTGCGACCAGCAGGCAACTGATAGTCTCTGCCAGCGTCGTATGTCCCTTGAAACAAAAACAACGTTTGATTGGTGCTGTTCTGGATGTGAATTACTTTCTCAGAATCCGCAGGAGTCAACTGCACATAGGTATCACCACCAGGAGTTCCCGTAAACTCTACAAAACGATTACGACCGTTTGAAGTAGAACCGTCAGTTACAGGCAACGTGTTTGGACTTCCCGTACTACCTGTAGAACCTAGCGCCACAGAAATCTGACCATCAAGAGACGTATCTAACAAATCAAAGTTAGTATTCGTCGTATCGCCCCAGGTTCCAGATTGTTCGCCCGTTGCGATTTTTTCGATACCGTTATTCGTAGTATATGTACTAGGCATGATCCCGTCCTATGCTGCGTTTTCCCAGTTTGGATCTGGGGAAGTTGTAGACACATCGCCCCACTCAGGAGATTGTGTAGGTTGCGTCTGAGTATAACTCGGATTTTGATTTGGCACAATACGAGCAAACCCAGACGACTGACTTGGTTGTACGACGCTGTAACTCGGATCTTGATCCGGAACAATACGACCCCAGACCAACGGTGTGCTGGTGGCTCCTGTTGCAGAAACCCCCTCAATGTTAACAAGAGCCGTCCCTGTTACAGATACAGAGCCAACACTAGCCGTAGCTGCTAAACCCGTGACATCTATAGATTGACCTAATTCAACAGATACAGAGCCAACACCGCCAGTAGCCGCTAAACCCGTGACCGCAACGCTGGCGGTCCCTGTCACAGATACAGAACCAACACTAGCCGTAGCCGTTAAACCCGTGATAGATATGTTTGCGTCCGCAGTAACCACCGCAGAACCAACACCGCCAGTAGCCGCTAAACCCGTGACCGCAACGCTGGCGGTCCCTGTCACAGAAACGGAACCAACACCGCCAGTAGCCGCTAAACCCGTGACAGATATGTTTGCGTCCACAGTAACCACCGCAGAGCCAACACCGCCCGTGGCTTCTAAACCCGTGACGGGTACGTCTGCCGTTGCAACTACAGTTGCAGAGCCAACACCGCCCGTGGCTTTAGGTAGGTCCGTTTGACCCCAAGGCATCTCGCCCCAGCCAAAGCGGCCCCAGCCACCTAGAGGGACGACAACATCAGTCACTAGGCTATCCTAATAACCGCATTACTTGCATCCGCCGCTGGAAACACAACAGAAAAAGTTCCATTCGATGCCGTTTTGTCCGCGCCAAAATCCAACACTACTACGGAAGGGTCCCCAGAAGCAGAATCATTAAAGATCAAAGCTCCACGCGCAGTAAAAGATGCGGAAGACCACGATGAGTCAGCGAAATCTGTAAAGGCCGTAGTGCCAGAAGTAGCGGGATCAACTCTAGTCAAAGCGTTTCCTTTGGCCGAATACGCAGAGCCCGACGTATTGGTTATTTCGTTGGTACTGGTATACGCCGTAGTCGCAGCGGTGAACGATGCGCTGTTTGTATACAGTGCAATATTAAAGGTATTACCCCCACTGTTTTTAAAGTTATGCACACCTTCAAGAAGCTCTTTCTTAAAACTGGTACACATGAAATTTCCACTAAAAGCCATGTCATAGTCTCCTTATAAGTTCTGCAAGTTCGGGATGCCCAGCGTCTTTGATGGCATTACATACTGTAGTTCGATCATTTTTTATAGCCTCATGCAAATAAAACTCTACAATTTTTTCAACCCGACCTTTGAACGCATGTGCCTGTGCTCTTATTGCAGGGGGAGCCGAATCCGATACAGCTACAACTTTATCCGAGCATCTCTTCGATATTTCTTCTGGAGTAAAACCTCGGTCGTTACTTGTGTGAACAACAACACCAAAATCTGAAGCTAGTTCTATCTTTGGTATCACGATTTTATCCTAACAATTTGACCAGTTCTGTACTGATCAGTAACCTCTTGCGCCTCGCCCATGTTTTTTAATCGACCCATCGCTTCTTGGAATCGAGACTGATACATCCCCATCGTATCCTGCTCGCCCTTCATATAAGTACCACACTCTATAAGCGAACCATACAAAAGAGCAATTTCCGCATTCTCACTTAACCAAGTGGTTCCTGATCCTGCGCCCGCTGTTATGCTGACTGGGCGATAAAAATAATGAAGATCCACAACATAATTAGAATTAGGAGTTGGACCTATAATAAAATTATCTACGTCAAATGACGCATAATACTTCGGCTCGCCAGTAGTAGCGGGATTTGGAGTGTACGTCTGTACAAAGTCTACGTCTTTAAACATGATGAAATTTGCATCGCTGTTTCCGTCCGTATACGATAAAGAAAAAGGCGCTAGAAAATCTGTCGGAGAGGACAAGTATTGATTTCCACTGGTCATTACTCCAGCTACGTTTTTCCGAAACAAGGTCAACTGCACACTCTTGAGAATGCGCTCTTCCGTAAGTCGAATAAACAACGGAAGATTGTTTACAAAACTTGTCTCGTCATTCTCAGAGTAGTCTTGAAGAGCCTGCTTTAGCTCGTCATATGTAAACGCCATACCTTGCTCCTACGACGTAGTCACAGTAACTGATCCAGCAGAACCAGTTGCAACTAAGTTATTTGGTGGTGTTACACCGGGAATATCAAAAAATCCAACTGGATCAAACCCATGTTGAATTGACCGTTCAGAAGTTAAATTTGACTCCGGTCTAGGGTTTCGCAACGCTTGTGGGTCTGGACCAACCTTAATGGGATAAAGCTGCGGATGCTTCGGTTCAAACTCATCGGGACCAACTTTCGCACCAGTCCACTCAACCTTCATCTCACGAAGACGATAGCGCCGACCAGATCGATCTGAAATACCCCAAGCTTTTTTACCAGAAGCGTATGCCATTTAAACCCTCAGATAACTCATGCTAGGTTGCAGTTTTAAAGGAACCCGATCTTCATCCTCGTCTGAAGCTCTTTGGAACTCTTCTTCGTATATAGACTTTAACATTTGCAACCTTTCAGGCGCACGTTTCATTGCTATATAGTAAGACAGTCCCGCAACCATACACGGATAGAACCTAAACGGCATATCTGTTGTATTAACCAGAGTATCAGCATCATCAATCCTGCGAACGTAATAGTACACCAATTGATCCGTTGAGTTCTCGGGAACAGGCCACAAGTTAATTACAGGCGTTATTTGCCGATCAAAGTAAAACTGACTGGTACGACCCGTCGTTGTTTTGTTGGGCAACGTTAAGTATTCCGCCCGACTTATGCGATCAATCTCGTAGTCGGTATTGTCCCGACGAAGAACCACCTCAAGAACGTCCACAACATCTGCTAGCAACGTTTCTTGCGCCTGACCCTGTGTCAATGTCGTAGTTGCCTGCTTCACTGTCCAAAGGTTCAGGCCTCGATTAGCCCACTCAGCAAACATTAGGTTAAGAGATCGACGAGCAGTCTTGGCGTCGTATCCTGTACGAACCTCCAAGCCGCAACGCTCAAACGCTTCCTCAATCAGTTCCCCGACATCAAGCTCAAAATCTCTTGTACCCGATAATGCCATTAGAACACTCGACCGCCATCACGCATCTTGCGCATTCCGCCACTGGTCATAGGAACATCACGCATTCCCATAGCCGAATTCATTTGATCAGCATTCATTCCATCCACTTGGGCACGAGGTTTAGAAACCATTTGTTTCACAGCTTCAACACCTTGCCGGATTTCAGGCATGGCATTTTGAATAGATCCGCCACCCTGCATCTCAGGGACTTCGCCACCGCGCATCATCTTAACTTTGCCGCCACGCATCATGCCGGGAACTTTGCCGCCACGCATCATCTTAACTTTGCCGCCACGCATCATCTTAACTTTGCCGCCACGCATCATTTTTTTCTTCGCTGCGCTTTTCATTGGCTCAGTTGTGTTTCCGTCTTTATCCAAATCAAGAAAATCAGGTTTACCTGGCATTTTATATACTCCTGTTTTTACGCGCCAAAATGTGACGCTCATATTCATCGGGCTCGTAGTTCTTATAGTACCCTAGTTTTTCTAACTTTGCAGCAGCATTCTCTAATTCGCTCCACCGCTGCACAAAGACCACCGCTTCAGTTTCTCGCAAAAACGATAAAAGCCAAATGTCTATGTCAGTCAATGTAAAGAAATTATTCAACGCCATGCAGCCATCTTCTAAGGATTGATAGCTTTTGCTGTAGCCATAGTCAAAAAACATCGAAACCTTGTACCCTCGATTGCAAAATCTTGAGCACTCCTCCACAACATCCGTCCACAGTTCCTCAGTAACAACCGTTTTTACTTCTCCGTCGTTTAACGCCTGCAAAGCATACGGACAACGTGGAACGTCGTTGTTGAACCTAGAAGGCTTTGATAAATCTGTAGCCCACTCTCTTATCAAAACACCCTCGCTTGTCCGCCTGTACTAGCCTTCCACTTGATTCGTTTCGACGATTTCTTTTTCTTCATTGCAGATGTACATTCCGACATAGTCGGACGACAAGCGGGGTATCCTTTACGCTTTTCGCCCTTTTGACGACCACACGGCTTACCCGTTTTGCAATCTACCCAACCTTTTCCATCGTTTTGAGAAAACCATTCCCGTAAAGAGTTTTTCTTTGCCATTAGAAACTCCTCGTGCGTTTCCTGCGGTTTTCTTCCACCATTCCACAACCGGACGCAACCATTCCACCAGGGGCATAACGCTGAACGGCTTTTCGCTTAGGGTTATCCACCGCCGTCATTAAGCCGCCCATCGCCGCTTTCTTAGTAGAGTTTCCCCAATTTGCGGCTCCCACCTTTCGGCACTTTGCTACCGCTCCGCTTGCGTAAGCCGAGGGCCAAACCTTGTACCGAGCCTTGACCTTTTTTGCGCAAGCGTCGAGCTTCTTTTTCTTTTTTGCCATTATTCCGTACCTCTGGTGGTGTGGATATTTGGAACGGCATTTGTCCACGACTTATCATAGTTTGCCTGCCTTACTAAAAAATCTTGCCACATAGGCTTAATCATTTTGTAGTTTTCCTCGACCCGATAAGACACAACAGCCAGATCCGATTTCATCACATAAAGTTGAGTTGAGCCCCAGCCCAAGAGTCCAACCACGATAACCGATGTTATATCCGAAAAACTCAACTTCATCACGTTACCACATCTTGCACGACCAATAACGGGCCGTAAGTTTGTCCAGCTTTTTTGTATCACAACCATGCCTAGCCCGAAACGATTTCCTGCGCTTCGGGTTTGATTTCTTAATGGTCATGTTGGCGTCCCCGAAACGAATAATCTTCTCGGTGCCTTTGTCACAAGCCTTTACAACAAACTTCTTCCCGCCAGAAACTTGACGTTTGGGCTTGTTGCACTTCATCTTAGCCTTGTCGATCTTAGCCATAGGTTTTACGAAGATATAAAATTACAGTATAAGTATCCGCAGAAGTGTGGCCCACTGTGGTAAAGTTAATGTCCCCAGTTTTGCCGCTTCCAGAATTGTTGGTTAAACCTCCAAAAACCGTATAGTTATGATCACCACTTTGATTTTCACCAAGCTCAATACAAAAAGCATCCGTAGTTGCATCCCACAGAATCTGCACTTTCATGCCGATGCACTGCCACCAGATACGTTCAATGGCAACCCCTGTGCAGGGATTGCCATCAGTATCAGTTTCCAACGCGCTTACGTCAACTTTAGTAACAGCAGATTCACCCGTGCCATCAGACACGTTGGTGAACTTAAAGGCCGCTGTTTTTCGCCCATCATAAATTTTTTGGGTCGTTACGGCGTCAGCCATGTTAGCTACTCCTCATGTTAGTTTAAGAAGCTACGTCATAGCCAGTGATTGTAATAACTAATCTACCCGCTGTATAAGTAGCATCGGTTGTTGCCCCAGCGGTTAAGTAAAGATACTGATCCGCCGCAATATCGCCACCAGCAACTAGACTACCCGCTGCTAAATCACCTGAGTTGATAATCAAAGTCTCAGTTAAATCAGAAATAGGAGTATCCTCCACACCTGTAGCTTCAGTAGCAGAATGCAGGTTAATATCTGGATCACCACCCGCTGGAGTCTCAAGGCACATCATAGTAACGCCGAACACCGTACCTTGGTTTGCCGTTGTAACGCGACCAATGTAAGCAACACCCGAACCGTCTTTACCAATGATGTCCCCAGCCGCAGTCGAGCGCAAACCAGTAAGGTCAATCAAAATAGTGGTTTTTACGATATTGACGTTTGTTGAAGTATCGCTTTTGAACCGCTCTACTTGTGTAACGTATACAGCCGCAGTTCCTTCGATGCCAGCACCGCCAGCAGCTTCAGTCGCCATTTTCGATCCGCTGGTAATCGTAATTTCACCAGTAGTCGCATTTTTAGATACAGTTTCAAAACCGTTTTCAGAACGCACTGGTCCTGAGAAAGTTGTATTAGCCATGAAGATCTCCTGTCTTGGCAAATGTCAGCCGCACCGTGCGGCTGTCAGGGATAAAAAAACCATACAGGAGAAATAGACAAAAAGAAAGGGGCTACCGAAGTAGCCCCCAGTTTGGGAGGAGGGTCATGAAACCCACCCAAACTATAGCACGTTTTACGCTCCGGGTGAACCGAATACTGCGCGTGGGTCGCTGAAGCCAAAGCTGTAGCGTTCACGAGCTTTAAAGCGCATGTTGCCAGTGTCGAAATCGGCTTCCATGTTTGTAGACAATGGAGTCCGTTCGAAGTGAACAAAGCCACGAGGCGCATCTGTTTTAATGAAAAACGCGTCAGGATCTGTCAGGAAATCATTGACGGCGTAACCGTCAGGTAACATCCCCATAGACCGGATAGCGTTTGTATCATTATCAGCAGTGCCAACGCGAAGGTTTGAAACCATCAAACGCTCTGCAACGAATTGCAGTTGACGCGGAATCATCAGTTTCATGCCACGAAGGGCAACCTTCAAACCACGCTCGTCAACAAAACCTGCGATATTGATAAGGGCATCTTCAAGAGATGTCTCGTTCAAATCCGCAGCAGTTGATGGTTCGTTAGCAAATGTTCCACCGTTGGTTAACGGGTGGTCCGTCGCACAAAGCGCAACACCATCACCGCCAGCAGTCGCGCCAGCAGTAAATGCGTTGTTAAGAACCGCAGCGGCCTTAACTTGCTTTGTGTGTGCCATAGAACGAGCCAACGCACGAGTGTAACGCGAACCAAGACGATCATACAGATTGTCTTCGATAGCTTCCTCAGTAATAGAGAACGCTAGTGCGATAGTTTCGTGGTTGTAACGAGCAGTGTACGCCTCGTTAGCGTCGTCAAAGTTTACAGCAGAACCTTCCGATTTGGTTGGTGCCGCTCCGAACCCACTCAACATAACTTCCTCTTCGAATGCTCGATCAGAAGATTCTGTTGTGTAGATCTCCGCGTGTTGGTTTTCGTACCTGTCGTACTCCATACCAAACAGCGCGTTGAGGCCCGGTTCTAGCTCTTTCGCTAGTTGTGCGCGAGAAATAGCCATTCGTTAGACCTCCTTATACGCCCGTCGTAGAAACAGTGCCCGCAGCAATGGAGCCAGTCGGCGCATTGAAGTGGTTGTTTATACGAACGATTAATGGAATACCAGCAGCAGTGAAATCAGAATTATCGGGGTCATCTTGAACGCCCATAATTCTTAAAGCCAACGTGTTGGTGGTTGCAATGGTGTTTAAATCCGCTGTCGCAGAAGATATCCCCGTAGTAGTCGAACCACTGTTCCCTGTTGCAAACGCAATGTTTGAGAACACAGCGGCACGAATCTCTGCTTCAGTGTTTGCCGCAGCAACTACGTTGGACGTAGCAATTGTGAACAACTGATTTGGATCATCGTACAAAAAGGCTTTGACAGGGAAGTTAGAATCCGCGCCAGAACCGGGCCAAAAGTTCGAAAAGATTTTTTCACCAGTTGTTGACGAAACATACTCACAACCTCCGAAAACTCCTACAATAGAGACATTCCCACCAGCCGCAGCTTGTAGGTCATCAATAACACCCCCAGCTAACGGGATAACCGCCATGCCTTGGAATATTGGATTAGAGTTGTCAGAAGCAATGCGGTATTCCGTCATTCCAGTGGAATTGGTCGATTGACCAATCTTTCCAATCGGTCGAAGACCGAAGGAACCATTAGAATTTGCCATAATAAGCTCCTATTTACAGCAATTAAAATTAATCGGAGTCTCTACGAGAACCTCCGAACGATACACGACTTTGCCGACTGTTTGTTATCGGCATTGAAGGATGTTGCTCCTTCATAAGGTCCTGATCTACCGCTGTCATTTGTTCGCGGGTTCTGCCCCCGTAATATGCAGTTCTTTCGTCCACTGTTTCAACAGGTATACGGCACAGCATCAGTCCGCCTTGTCCGATCACACCCTCATATCGACCCTCGTCAATAGTAGGCGCTTCGTAGTTTGGATACTCATCTTTCCGGACAGGTTCCCATCCTTCTCGCAGCTTAGAGTTGACATTCATTTTGTCCTCTTCGCCACGCATTGCAACTCGTATCCAACGATGCACAAAGCCATCTGGGGCAGTAGGTGCAGCAAGGTGACTGGGCGGAGCCCAGGGTTTTCTGCGCGTTTCTGATTCGCGTGTTTCGCTTGCGCGAGGTTTTCTGTCAGCCATAATATTAATCCTTCACAAACTTTGCATATTCTTCAAGCGGTACATTAAGACGTTTCGCCATCGCTATTTGTGACGGTGATAGTTTAACCGACCTGCGCCCTGATTTGTTACTGCGGGATGCTGAAGCAGCAGCAGATGCGACCTGTGCTCCACCCGATTTCTTCTTCGTCTCAAACTTATGAGGAAACTCAGTTCGTATGCGACGATCCACTTCAGTGTAATACTCTTCCGTCTCCGGGTCAAACCCTTCCTCTTCTACGAGCTTACGATGAATACCAAATGCCGCATACGTCATAACTTCGTCTGCGCCAAACCAATCATTTTTTTCTGCCCAAGCCTGAGCTTTGGGATCCGGAGCCGGGGCCTGTTGTTGCGGAGGCTGCTGTTGTTGCTGTACCTGTTGCCTCTGTTGAGGCTGCTGTACCTTCTGCCTCTCAGCACGAGCTTTAGCCAAGTTATACTTGTCTTTCTCAACTGCAATTCTAGACATCGCCTCTTGAGCCTGGAACATAGCGTCCGTATCGCCCGTCTCATGGGCTTGGCGATAAGCTTGTTTTACCGCCGCCTCTTGAGACTCTAAGCGATTTCCATACTCAACAAGATAGCCCTTGTCCAAATTATGCATCTGGCCTTTTAGCTGTTGGTTCTCCTGCAACAACTGTTGAGCCATTCGAACCGCCTCTTCGCGGTCACGCTCTTCTTTACGGTATTTCTCCGTAAGTTTTTTAATTCGAGATTGGACCTTGTTACTGTAGTTATCCAACTCGTCTTCTTGAACAGGTTCCGAAGCCTCTACCTTGACAGGGGCCTGCTCTTTTTCTACCTCCTGAGATTCTGAAATCTCAGGCTTATCCACTTCTACTTCTACACCCTCGTCCTCTACGAGATCTTGTTCTTCAGCCATTAGTGTCTCCTAAACCTGCTTAATGTCGTCGGGCTCTAAGATCGTAGCAATAACCTCATCGTCATTGATTATACGAACTTCGCCGCCGTCAATTTTAAATCGTGATCCCGAGTATCTACCGATACAGACCCACTGTCCCTCGGCGCACCAAGGTGATGCATCAGGGCCAAACTTGTCTGGATCTTTATACGCTAAAGGACCAATCTTTAAGACATACGCAACAACTGTGGCAACAGCTTCACGGTCCCTAATCTCATCTGGGATGTGCAAACCGCCTTGAGTCTTAGTCGCACCCTGATAAGGCATAACCAACACACGCCAGCCTGTGGGCTGCGGAAGTCTTTCAAGCAAGGGTTTTTCTAAAAGAGAAGGATCTAAAACCTTCTCGGTGGTATCAACATATGCGCTACCAACAGCAGAAGACGCAGACGCTTTGTCTGTCTTCGTTTTGTTCATTTTCTGCGCGACATGTTCAGGAAGATATAAGGTCTTCGACATCGTCAGCGTGGTTCTCCAGCAGGGCTTTGATTTCCTCACGAGCGTAGGAGATGCCCCGTATTTCCCCTACCATGAGTTTATAATGCTCCCAGTCTTTAGCAGCATCCATTCCCAGCGCACTTGCAATTTCTTGTTCGCGCTGATTAAGCAACTTATACATATATGTAGCAAAAGCAACAGCGTCCATTAAAGAATATCTCTGCTACTGTGTTCTGTGCTTGATGTAATAGGTCCACCGGATACCCACGCATCACACACTCTATTCGACGCACATTTAAATTTTAAAAATTGACAATAGCCTAAATCACCCGCGTCTATACTGTCGTAAGGATCCGCAACATCGCTTTCACCAATTCCTTTTGCGATACAATTGAGTATCTCCGGAGTTTGATTAAACGCGGCGCAATTTCCGCAACGACTTTCAATAGCCGCGTCCACACTTGTTTTGAACGTCTTTGCTATCTTTTCCCAAAAATCGTTGTTTTCTCCAGTTTCATCCAACTCAGGATTCAATGGGCCATACTGATATTCGTCTATAGCTTCTTGCCGATTTTCAATGTTCAACTTAATATCTTGGGTGGGGAGAGGGCATGAATCACCGCTCTCATCTGCCTCCATCTTGTCTACAGGCATTCCCTCCGGAAGAATTTTTATGACTATCGTGGTCATCAGTACGTCTCTCCGTCACCAAAGCCACTTGTCTGAGCCGCGCCGCATCCGCGAGCTCTACCACCGCTAAAAAACTTCTTGGGCTTCTTATCCAACATTTCTTCGAATATCTCAGGGTTTTTGCGAAGAAGTTTCTCCACCTCTTGCGCTACCGCAGTCTGTCCTCCCGCGTTGCGGCTCTTCGAACCGCCCATCGCTTCGTCTCCTGTGGCACCCTTTAAAAACCGTTTTAGTTGTTCTTCTGTAAAACTCGCCATAACAAGCTCCTAATCTATCAGTTCAAAATGGGGACCATCGATAAACGGACGACGACCCTGTGATCTGCGCAAATCTATATACGCGTTCATTGCTTCTTCCATTGTACCTTCCCACTTGCGAATGTCCATTGGATACGGCATTTCAGGTGTTCCCCACGCTGCGCCCCAGCAAATAGGAACATTTAGCTGGGTCGCCGCTTCTTTAATCGCATCGGCAAGATCATCATAAACCGAGAGTTCCCAACTCGCCCTCCCATTTATGAACGCCATGATATCGAAAGCCTTGCCCTCAAGGTGCTTAGACTTCATCGTCTGACTGGCCCCTTTAGCAACAAGCTCCTTCTGCTGCTCAATGGTTCTCATCCCCTGAACCACCCCGAAGTCGGTCTTGGTCAAAGTAATAGCCATCTTGATCACAGCCTGTAACCCGTCATCGATACCTTCAAGACGATCAAGGCTACGTCTGCTTAACTTAAACTCGCTCATATCATTTCCTTTTAAAAAAGGCTTGCGCCCCCCTCACACCAAAACTGGCTGAAATTGCAATACCAAGGCTGTAAAAATACCAATCGGGCGCTTTGGAAAGCTGCGCAAACCCACGGTCAACCCAACCTTCTGCTCCCGGAATCCAGCATAAAATCAACGGGATAGACAAGATTACTACGAACCATTCGTCCTTCCAACTGGATTTTGCACCCTCTGCCATAATGCGTTCCCAGTCTGCCACGCTTGTCTTTTCAGACAATAATATCTGGGCTTTCGCCTTCGCCTCAGTAAGTTTTAGCTCCGCTTCGGCTGCGTTTTTATCAGCCTTGCCCTGCAACCATGATCCAGCAAGATTGGCTATCGGTCCTAATGCCGCGGTAAAAATACTCATTTTTCCGAACTCAACCAAACGGCTATCGTTCCCGTCATAGCCCCACTAACCACTGAAATCATCGCTGATTGTTGGGTTGATAAATCATCAAGCGTCATTCCCCAATTAATTACGCGAATGTACATCACCATCATGACGAACATCATAATACGGGGCATCAAGCGGTATTGCAAAATCTTTTCAAAGGTATTTGCCATGTTACACCTCTATGTTTAACTTTGTTCCCTGCGGTCGATCCGCATTAGTCTTGCGCCCAAACCTATCATAACTTTCCTGTAAGTCCAATCGTTGCTTTACAAGAGCCTCTAAATGGCTGTGATTGGCCCTGTGTTCTTTTTCTACCCTCTGCTCCACAAGATGCGTTTCTATGCGCTCACGGGCCCGCGTTTGGGCGTGTATGTCGCTTCCTACATTAAAAGGCATGTGCTGGCTTGCGCCCTGAATACCATCAGCCATTTTACCACCATCCTGCGCCTAAACCAGTCAGCCATGTGCCGCCGACTAAAATAGCCGCCAACATAGAAAGCAGTAATATCAACAGCAGCATTTCAAAGAATGCTGCTTTGCGCTCCTGCTGACGATATAGCGTCTCTTCACGCTCTTTCTTAATCTTGCGCCGTAGCTCCACCATTTCGCGCCATGTGCCATAGCCAAAGCGATTGTTCAGCATTTGCTGCAAGTCTTTTTCCTGCTCTGCTAGCTTCTTTTGATGAATAATAATCTGTAAGGCTTCTTGCTCTACTGATCCAGAAGCAAACAGTTTAGTGAAAATTGGCGGGTTCTTGCGTTGTTGCTCTGCCCTGCCAAGATCCGCCGCAAAACCATACCACTTGCCAAGCTGACCAGCCACATCTTCTAGTTCACGGCCCGCGTAAACCATTTTACGAACAAGATTAAATGCCTGAGTGGCCCCCGCAATAGCTGTTACCGGATCTATCATACACGTTCACCCACCTTGGCTACAGGAGGACACCGATAATCATACGGTATCCGTACAATCCGCGGGTAATGATAGTAAAAATAAGAAACGTCTCTAGGACAGCGGTACACACACGCCTTGTACATGTCGCCGCCATGCATCCCCACCAACACTGCGGTGAGAGCGCACAACACTAGAACTCTCCAACAAACCTCTGAGGTCGGGCTATCGGACTAAACCGCCTGTTCACCATACCGCCAGAAGAATATTTACTTTTACCCGCTTTGCTTAACGCAATAGCAACCGCTTGATCTTGCGGTTTCCCAGCAGCCATTTCTGTCTTGATGTTCTGGCTGATAACACCTTTAGATTTGCCTTCTTTTAGAGGCATTACTGAGTCCTCCGTATCATCGCCTCTCGTTGGACGTTAATACGATCACGGTTAACCTCGTTACGATCATCCGCAATCTGCTCTTGTAACTCTAACCGAGCAGAATCAGCAGTGGCCTGTTGAGCCATCTTCGCCTGCTCTAGCTGCAACTTCATCTGATCCAACTGCGCGTCACTCGCTACTTGTTGCTGTTTAATCGCCAACTCTTGCTGACGGATCTGAACAAGAGGATCAGGCATCGGAGGCATCGGAGGCTGAATCATCATCATAACTTGCTGCATCAACTGAGTTTCCATTTGAGCTATTTGAGCCTCTATCTGCTCAGGAGGAGGAGCCATTTGCTGAATCTGCATTATTTGCTGCTGCGCCATCTGAGGAGAAATAGCTCCCGTTTGAACCGCCAACTCTAGTTGCTGCATCTGCTCCTGCATCTGCTGCTCAACCTGCGACTGCACCATTTGTCTGGCCTGCATACCCACATGCTCAAATATATGCCCCACAAGTGTAGCCGATACCTGCGGGTTGCCTTGAGCAATAGGCATCTGCAAAAACGTAACGTGAACCTGAATATGAGCCTCATGATTCTGATCAGGGAAAGATTGCGGCAACTGACCGCCAAGCAACTGAGCATTCTCCAACACAGGATCCGTAGGTTGAGGCTCCGGTGGCGGAGGTAAAATCTCATCAATGTTCTGGATTTCCAGAGCCTGATACATTCTACGATACGCCTGATAAATGTTGTGAATCTCAGGATTAGCCTGCGCTAACTGCAATTGAGACTGCGCTAACGATACACGTTGCGCCATCGAGAAAATGTTTGGATCCGATACAGGTATAACATCTACCCTGTCGTCAAAGTCCTCCGCTTTAATCTGACGAGACGCACCCGAAACATCATACGGATACTCCGGAGGCAAGTTCTCCGAAAAAATACGCGCCAACAAACGAAACTCCGTTTTCTGCGCATAATGCAGCCGCTTGTGAATCGCGGACATAACCTTCGTTCCACGCTCCATAAGAGCCATGGTAGTGCCAACAGGCATCTCCTGACTGCCCTGCTCAGACAACTGATCCGCAGTCGAAATAAACCTGCGACCCTGATCCTGTATCGCTCCCAGCAACTGACCCAGCGTTGCAGAAGGCTCTTTGTACGGCAGCGGTATAATCGCTTCCCGTATGCTGCCTCCTGGCGCATCAATGTCCCGCCATTCCCCAGGCTGCAACGGCTCGTCGTCATTACGAACCCGCACCCCTCGCGCCTTGAATCCTGCTGGGAGATTGGCAAGTGTACCAGCATCGATCAACTGTCGAAGGATACTCGTTGCCGCACGACCAAGGCCCCCGATCATGTGAATCAAACCAAAGCCGTAAAAGCCCAGACCCGGCATAAACTTGTAATGCACAAAATACTGACGCTTGCGACTCGTCGGATCGTCTTCAGCATAATTGCGGCGTATCGAAAGAACCTCTCCCGAGTCGTGATCTATAGTCACAACATACGGAAGCTTCAAACCCGTAGGCTCTCCAGTCTCCGAAACGTCCTCAAAACCCTCTAAATCCAAATCAACGTGCATCTCCAAAACAGTATGCACATCATCGCTGTAATTCTTGGATATACCCTCTAACTCATTCACCTTCTGGCGAACCGGATCTTCCTCAAGATCCTCAGAACCTTTTAACTCAACATCACGGTAAAAACCCATAAGCTGCAACTTACGAATCTCGTTCTCATCCATACGCAACACATGCGTAACACGAGTAGCCGTCGCCAAATCAGACGCAGAATACGGAACAACCAAATCTTGCGCAGGTACAAACTTAGATACCGCCCGCTGCTTAGTCTCGTCGTAATAAACCTTCTTAAACGTCGAACCGCTCAAGGGTAAATAAAACAACATCTGATCAGTGTCCGGATCAAACTCCTCCATCACCTCAGTGATCTGGTAGTTCATAAAGTCCTTAACACGAGCCGCCTGCTCATCAGTGCCCAAATCCCGTAAACCAACAACCTTGGTCTTTACAGGGCCACCAGAGGGCAACATCTCCTTATACGCTTGAGCCTGAAACTGCGTAACACTCTCCGCAATCATCGGATTGGTTATCCCACTAGCCCCCTCAAACGGTACAGTGCGCTCCTCGTATTTAAGACCCAATAAGTCCAAACCCTTGGTATACGCCTCTTCCCACTCAGATCGAGAATCTAAATCCTCGTCGTATAATCCCCGCAAATCCGTGGATAATTCACCAAGTTCGGAATCCGACAACGCCTCCGCTAAATTCATCGTGTGGTCATACATCGGCTCTGGGCCCAACATTTCCGGAGCCAAACCAAGAGCCTGCACAACAGCGCCACCCACACCATCGTCCATAATCTCTGCCCCGTTAGGAAACTCCATAGGAACATCAATCGGAATCTCTAAATCAGGAAGTCCCGCCGTATCATCGAGGTCCAACCCCGGTGCAACCATGCTTGGTGGTAATGCCATCAGTAATACTCCCTTTTACGGGGCCTCCATTCAAGTTCGTCTTCTTCTTCGCCCTTCAAAGAAACAAAGCCTCCTTGTCGGAATCGCATCAGTGCTAACGTCATACTATCACAAAAGTCATCATGATCACCATTAGGAAATGAAACTACTTCCTCAATCACCTCATCCGTAAACTTTTTGTCCTCAGGTGCCCATACCATACCAGCTTCAAATAATGGCGCAACCATGTGCATCCTAGTTACCTTATCACTCCCTTTACCCGGCGAAAAGCCCAAGGCCGGAATACCGCGAAGCCGCAACTCGTCAATAAGTGGCATTCCCGTCGCTTTCGCTTCGACCAACACCATGTCTGGCTCCCAGTATTCGTGTTCTTCATACGCAATCTCCTTGAGCTCTGGAAAATTCCAACGCCCACGACGAGCGTCCAATAATACAATGTTGTCCGAACCACCCTCTTCCGGAGTAAATATCCCCCAGGTCGTAATCGCACTGTAATCCGCAGTCTGCTTCTTCGAAAACGCCGTGTCATACGACTGAATTATATACTGAACCGGAGGAATCTCCTCCTTCTCCCACATCTGCCACCATTCCCGCTTAATAATCGCGGACTCAGATGTGGTAGGCTGCTGCTGCCACTGCGCATTCCACTTGCCAACAGGCAAAGACGCCTTAATCGATAATAACGCGTCCTTTTCCCAAAATTCAGGCCATAAAGGATTATCACTAGGCATAATCGCAGGAAATTCCACAACTTCCCACTGATCCGACATCACATCACTGCCCTGCGCAGCAAGCAATCGACCAGTCAAATCCTTCTTACCCCACCGGGTCATAACCAAAATAATCGCACCACCCGGCTGTAACCGCTGCCGAGGACCAGATGTGTACCACTCATACGCGTTGTCAAACGCACTATCGCTTAACGCATCCTGTTCCGAATGAGGGTCGTCAATAATAAGTAAATCCGCACCACGGCCCGTAATGGCCGCGCCAACACCCGCTGCAAAATACTCCGCACCCTTGTCAGTGCCCCACTTACCAGCCCCCTTGTTGTCCTCTTTGAGATTAGTCTCCGGAAAAATCGATTTATACTCTGGATCATCAATTAAATCCCTTACCTTCCTACCAAAACGTACCGCCAACTCAGTATTGTGCGTAGCCTGAATGATTTTTAATTTCGGATTTCTACCTAGAAACCAAGCAGGCATCAAGTAACTTGCAAACTCAGACTTCGAATGTCGAGGGGGCATGTTAATTATAAGCCGCTTGAGCTCCCCTCGTGCAACACGTTCAAGCTTTTCCGCAATAATCCGGTGATGACGACCCTCGATAAAGTTGTCATACACATGATGAACAAACGGCATGAACTTTTCTTGCGCCTGCTCGCGCAAATCAAGCGTCTTCTTAGCCTCGGTTAAGGCTAAAATCTCCTTTAAAGCCTCTTCCGGTAAGGCCTGTAAACTCATTTATACCGAAAGAAATCTGAATAAGCAGGTAAACTGCCCACGCCAACCTGTCCGCCCGCCGCAAACTGTCCAGATCTGCGCATAAAACTAATGTCCTCAGAACCCGGTTGCAAAAATCCTCCGCCACCCACCGGAGGAGTGTAATCTATATACTCAGAAAGCGGGGGTGGAGGTGGTGGAGGGGGAGGTGGTGCAGGGATCTTAGGTTTTTCAGGCGTAGCAACCGGATCAATTACACAAACCTGCGACTCTGGATCCATAATATATCCATTCGGACACGGGTCCGCTGGTGGAGCAACAAACCTTGAATCGTCATCGTCATCGCGGGATCCACTAGCAGCGGCTTTTCGATTCCTCTCCATCGTATCTTTGGTCCGCTGAACATAAGAAGCTGCGTCCTTACGGCTATAGCCCGCGTCCACAAGCTTCTGCTCCATTTCATCAAAACCTACACCAAAAGTTTGATAACCCATGCCTATATCAGCACCGATATTCGACGCCAGACCAAGTCCCGCACCTATTATTCCCATGCCGCCCAACATGCCCGACTTACCAGCACCGCCGCCATCCATCATGTCCCGTAACCGCTCGGCATAACTAATATTACCGTCATTGTTGTAATCGAAACCATACTCATAGGCGGGTTTAGTAGGCCTCTTAGGGGGTCTAATACCGCCAGGAGTAGTATCAGTGTCAGTGCCAGTGTCAGTGCCACCAGTGCCACCAGTGTCAGTGCCGCCAGTGTCAGTAACAGGGGGAATATCAGGCCTCTTAGGGGGTCTAATACCGCCAGGAGTAGTATCAGTATCAGTAACAGGGGGAATATCAGGCTTCGTAGGGGGTCTAGTACCGCCACCGCCAGTGCCAGGGGGAGGAGTGGGCGGGCCATAACCGCCGCTATCAGGCGGCGCTGAAGGATCAAAACCCGGACCGTCATCGTTTCCACCGCTAGAAGGAGGAGTGGCCGGACCGTCGTCGTTTCCACCGCTAGAAGGAGGAGTGGCCGGGCCATAACCGCCACTATCAGGCGGCGCTGAAGGATCAAAACCCGGACCGTCATCGTCGTCGTCGTCGTCGTCGTCGTTAGAACCGCTGCCGCTGCCGATACCAGTCCCCTCACCGCTGCCATAACCGCTGTCGCCGGGAGGAAATGCAGGAATACCCATCGGGCCCTCAATGCCCATACCACCCTGCTCCATCAACAACGTCGCCTCATCAGGAGTTATATACGAAAGCATGTGAGGCTGACCCATAATGTCAGTCAGATGTGGAGGCTGCTCAATCGCAGAAGGCCGAACATCCGGAATAAACGGAGGAGAACCACGATCAATATTAAACTGTCGTACCTTGCCGTCCTTGCCTACAATTACCGCCATTAATAAAATCCCATCATCTGTGGCATCGATCCGCCATACCCACCATACGGCATAATACCCATTCCATAACCAGGCATCATACCACCAAGCTGCTGCGGAGGCTGCATCTGATCCTGAACCGCGTCCTCTAAACTTCCAACCCGTGACTCAATAGGCGCAGACGAATCAAACATCCCACCACTCGAAACCATAGGACTATCAAACAATCCACCAAACTGACTAGGATCACTCTTGTAATCCTGAACAAAACGCTGACGATCTTCCTTGTCCATGCCCAAACTCTTGGCAAACTCCTTCGGATCAAACGGATTCCTCGAAGGCTGCTGATAACCACCATACCCAAAAAATCCACCAAGACCACCACCATACGAATTAGACCCACCGTAATAGCTACCACCACCGCCTTGATACACCGCAGGACTTCTCATAACTATCTTCCCCTCACAACAAAGATAAACGCATTCTAACTAAAATCATACAATGAAGCAACGCCCAGATTCTCAACCGCTCGGCCCAAGGTCCGAGGCCTGATAAACGGACGAGCAGGAATCAATTCAGGATCCGAAACAACCGGAATCTCAAAATCAACCGGACGAGCACGAGGACGAACCTCCGCAACCTCAAACTCCCCGTCAGACCGAGGACCACGAGTCGGTCCCAATATGTAATCAACATACGAAACCGTCTCACGAGGCAAACCACCACCCTGATCCACACGACCAGGACCAGCGTTGTACGCAGCTAAAGCCTTCTCGTAATTCCCATCATACTTACCCAACATCGCAGATAAATAATCAGCGCCAAATCGTAAACTCTCAACAGGATCCAAACGATCCCTAATAGGACGAACCTCGTACCCAGGATCACGGGCCGTGTCTGGCATAATCTGAGCTATCCCCAATGCACCCTTCTCACTACGAGCCGTCGAATCAAAACCACTCTCCCGAGAAATCAAACGAACATATATATCAGGATCAATACCACGAGACTCCGCCATCGATCTCGCCAACTTCTCCAAATACTCCCGCTCCATCACAAATACTCCCGCTTTAAAGACACAAGTCCCCCAGTTGAAAACTTCTTAGTAGGAAACATCTTCCTATCAAAATCCATAGGATTTATAAAATCCCTGCTAATCGCAGAGCCAAGTTTTTTCCCCTCCGCAGACAAGCGCGTAACTTCCGCTTTCGCATCCTCCGGATCCATATCCCGAAACGAAGAATAACCCGTGCCAAACAAATCCTTATATGCCCGCAATAACTGCTCCGAATCATCCTGTTCAGGACGAACCTTCCCAGTAACCGGACGAGGACTAGGCAACCTCTTCAATATAGGATCTAATTCCTTCATTAAAGAAACTATCCCCCTAACATCCGATACCCGCTCTAAATCAGGCAGCATCTTCCCATAACGACCCGTCTCCCCATATGTGAACTCCGTAGGCTCAGGACGCTGCTGAGACTTCATCGCCTCAGTACGAAGATACTCACTAACTCGATCCACAGTCGGTAACGCAGCTAACTCCTCCTCCGTTATATCCCCGCGCAACGCCGCCAATACCCCCTCGCGTAACTCAGGACTCTGTAAATCCGAACTCTTCGTCTTCTCAGTAATTACCCCAAAAATTCCCGCTTTAGAAAAAGGGTCCGTGGGTCGCGCATACTCATCCAAAAAAGGAGGATCAAACAACTCAACAAACTTTTCTTCCTGAGCAGCAGAAATCTGGCCTCTGTTCTGAAAAGGACCACCCGCCTCATCCAAAAGAGCACCAACCTTGTCATACGCATCACGACCAAAACGATAAATAAATTCCGCAGGATTGTCGTTGTATAACTGACGTAACTCCATAATTCCTAAATGACGATACTCATGAGCCTCAACCCCAGGACCATATGGACTTGAACGAAGATCCTCGGGCATCGCTATTATGCCCGTCCTCTGAATTACCTGCGGCTCCATGCGTCCATACCTAACCGCGTCACCAGCCCTGCGACCGTACTCCGTTATTGGATCCATCACAAATACTCCCGCTTTAAAGATCCAAGGCCCGTGAACCGAGGATCACGAACCATACCCCCATTACGAAACGCAGAAATCCCCGTCTCCCGTAAGGCACGAAGAAAGTTTTCAGTAATCTCGAACCCCGGAACCTCGTGGTAAAAATAGTCGTCATCGTACCTGTCCCGACCAGCAATGGTTACATTGCCCAACTTCGGCATCTCTAAACCACTGTCCTTCTCTAACTTCGCTAAAATATTCTTAACACGACTCGGAACAATCTTATCATAATATTCCCGCTGACCAGACAAATCACCCATCGTCATATCATAAGCCATGTCCCCAGTGCCCAACGTGAAAAACTCCAAACCCTCGTTACTCGGTAAAGCAATCTGATCAAAAGCACTCTTAATCGCCATGTCCGTAACACGATTCGTCTTAAATAACTTCCCTAAACCAACATCCTCCGGAACCTGATACCCCGACTTATACTGAAGATCCGATAAAATACTCGCAGCACGACGCTTCTTGAAACTAGGATTCAAACCATCAAACACTTTTGATAGTTCTTTCCGCGATGCAGCATCAATATCTGGAAAAACACTTAGTACACCGTCTTGCTCAAAATACTTCTTCTTAACATCCGGTGATAACTGATCAAAAAACTCCAGCAATACATCACCACGAGCATCACCAACCGACTCCACACTGTTTAACGTCTCCAACATACCCGTCGGTAATGAATCCAAAACATTCCGAGCCTGTACCGCAGATCGAGAACGCTGCGTAATGTCCGACTGAATCTCCCCCAAATGAAACGATGAAGTACCCTCCAACCCACCATCCTTAGCCACAGGAAACACAGCAGAACGATAATGTACAACAGGAACCCCGCTCACCGAACCAAAATGCTCGTCAGCACCCGGCAAACCCCGCGCACCATCATCAAAATTCTGGTTTAACGTTAATACCGTCTCCTGATAATCACTCCCGCCCGGAGTGAAATACTGAGGATAAGCAACCCGATCCCCCTTTAAAACATTCACAGCAACCGGATCTTCAACTAACTGATCAAAAACCTCATCCAAACTAACCCCGTCAGGAAAACGATTGCGAAGATCCTTCGTCGCTAAACCACGAGCTTCCAACTCCGCGGGCTTTACACCACGGTTCTCCAACGTCTTCACAAACTGATCAACAGAACCAAACTTCTGTTTCGGAAAATTAGGCAAAACAGGGTCTAAACTATCCCGCAATACCGAATCCTCAAACAAACCAAACCGAAAACCCGTCCGATCAAAAGGATTTGTGTCACTAACATTTGCAAAAGGATCCAACGCACCACCCGGAGCAGTAGGCGGCGTATTGTTCTCCCGAGTAACACTCACCACAAAACCATAGTCCGGATTAAAATAATCATTAATAATCTCAGCTGAAACACCAGCATCTTCCGCTATCCGACGAGCCACCCTAACCCGGTCCTCAATGTCAATCGTCATTTCACCAAAACGAGCGTCAGCCATACTCATGTCCGGAGAAAACGCCGAAAGTAAATCGTCCTCAAACTCACTAGCACCCATAATGTTGGGCAAACCATCCGTCCGCAACTGACGCAATAACGGCTGTAATATATCCATGTCCACAAATCGAGTGCCCGTATCAACATCAGTCGCCGTCACCGGATCAATTCGAGTAGTAACGGCTAGCTCAACCTGATTCTCGTCCGGTAAAAACTCTTCAGGACGTAAAACAACCTCCATAGTGGCCTCGTCAGGTCCAATAAACGGATCCATGCCAAACGAATCATCAATAGGAGGTTCAAGATAATCTATCAACGCCATCTCTTCAGTTTGATCGGAACGATCAAATTCACGATTTAAATAATCGTAATAATCGTTTTCAATCTCATCAGGCATTTGATAGTCAGCTTCAGGAAATTCAAAAGGTGCAAGGGCCTCATCAACATCAACAGAAACATCAATCCGAGGCTCCTGCAAAGCCTGCTCCTGCAAAGCCAATAACTCATCTTCCGAATTAGCACGAGCCAACGCCTCCAACTGAGCCTCCGCATCAGGGCCCGGACTCAAACCAAACATCTCCATTAAAGCTGCCTTGGCTGGCTGCTTTAAAACTCGACCAGCACCCAAAGTTAAAGCAGGGATTAACGTCTCTAATCCAGCCTCGATCCGATCTTCTGGCTTCTCGCCCGCCGTGCCAATGCGCCCAGCCGCCTCCATACCACGACGAAGACCCGTCGTCGGAACCAAATTAGAAACGTCATCCGCTCCAACCGACTGAAACAACGGACGAAGGCCCGGGGGAATATATTGCGTGATCGGTAAAGAAAATCTATCGGCCATCGGTTCTCTCAATAAAACTCAAATGAAATTATACCCGAAATAATTTAAAAGGGATAGGGGCCTCAAAGGCGGGATTCCCTATAGGGGGAAAACCCGAATGGAATTATTCTCGAATGAATTTACAAGACCAACATTATACAGACACCAGACGCACCGCACCGCCCAAAACGGGGGGATGGGGGTCGCAAGAGTCCCGATCCGTGCACCCAGATTTGCCAAAGTAACCCCTAACAACGTAGAGTCGCCTGTTAACCTCGCAAGCTCGGGGCGACGAGAAGAAAAGACAACGGGCCTTCAGCCCGTGCGGTATCCGAACCGCAATCGGCCAACGGCTATAGCCCCGTTGGATCAGGCACTTAGAAACAGAGGAACCGTACCGATATGCGCTCTGACCCGCGCCCGATCTATCTCCACTGTACGGCGATGGCGCACTGCGCCGGGAACATCCTTCAGATGTTCTCACGCCTTGTGCACATCGTCGTGCAGCGGAGCCTCTTGAGATCGGTCAGTCGGATCAGGTGCGCCAGCTATACACACACACATTTTGAATGATACCTCTGGTGTGCCCTTCGTATTTATGCGTCGTCAACCCCATCACGTTTATTGTGTCCTTGCGGACTCATTCTTTTTGATGGGGTCGGAAGGTCACGGTGGACGTTAGGTCATTTGTATTGGACGTAACGTAACCTTGAGGCCCCAACAGATCTCTTTTGCTCTGGCGGACTTGCGGGCCGTAGTGTCCTCGTCCGGTGAGCAAATATGAGAGGTCAGTCTCAAGTTTACGAAACGTCAAATCCAAAGGACCTTACGTCAACCGGGACTACCCGAGCGGGGGCGCTCGGCTTCCTTGACCATTCCCTCAACCCAAACAGGAATCAACGGAAAAAAGAATTCCGGGCAACCCTTCTCCAAGCGTGCTCCGGGCCGCCCGGAATCCTTTTTGCATTTAAACTCTGTTAGGGATCTCGGCGCGATAAATTCAAATTGCAAACCGTAGGCATCATCACAAATGTGTGGTGTGTAACTCAAATATAGGAAATATCAACATGGATATCACAGTACTCAGATTGTCAGACGAAGTAAGCGAAATCAACCGGGCTCTGCGCCTCCTCAACTACGACTGGACAGACTTCGACTGTCAGATCCAAGGTGACGGGACAGGGTTCGACGCACAGCGCGTATGGTTCAAGCTCTACTATCGCGGGCTACCAACAGGCGACAGCAAGTCAGAAACATGGACGTTCAACTTCGACGGCCAGTACAACCTGCAAGACAACCTGCATCAAGTCACTGAAGCTATCTTGGACTTCATTCAGAACCTTCCAACAGGCGACACGCTCAAGCAGCAACACATGGTTCGACTCTTCGAACAAGGTGGTCGCCTAGCCGAAGAGCTCGGGATCGACGAGGATTTCATCAACCCGCTGGTCGGGATCATGGAAAAGTTGGCAACCAATGCCATCACTCATCGCAAGTAATTCAACCGGGGGCTGCGGCCCCCACCAACCACAGGAGGCGCACATGCCACACAAACCACCCTTCAGATTCATCTCAGATGCAGCACATGGCTGGCTCGAAGTGTCACGCAATGACCTAGCCGTCATCGGACTATCCGAAGCGGACTTCTCAGAGTTCAGCTACAAGCTCGGCGGGATGCTCTACCTCGAAGAAGATTGCGACGCAGCAACGTTCATCGGGACATACGAGGCAATCCACGGCCACACGCCGCGCTTCACCGAGCACGATCACGGTAACTGGTCGCGCATTCGTAGCTTCCAACGGATCGAGAATCCCCACTTCACTTGGGAAATCGACCAAGCACTTTCCACCATCCAAAACGAAGAGGTATAACTCATGGATAACCCAATCGACGCTTTCATCAACGCCATCGTGGACGGACTCAAGAAGCACGAAGGCTTCAAAGAGTTCATCAAAGAGCAAAGCAAGGACAACGGGATCGACTACACCGAACTCAACGAGCGCTTCTGCGACCTGCTTCGGGACAACTCGTATGAAGTCAACGAGGTCGCACTCGAAGACTTCGACATCGACAACTACAGTTCCGGAATCACTGACATCATCGACAGTCATATCGACGACAAGTTCATGTCAGATCGCATCAAGAGTCTGGAATGGGAGATCCAAGTAAAATGAGAAAAGAAACGTACAAAATTGCACATGCGTTTCTAACAGGGCGGCCCGCAAAGGCTGCCCGAACGCATACCGACGGACAAACAGTCTGGCTGCACAACAACCGTATCGCATGGCGCAATAGAGACCATGACGTTTGCTTCACCCTAGCAGGGTGGCCCACCGTCACAACACGCGAGCGTATCAACGGACTGCTCAACGTCTTCGGACAGTCCAGATGGGGCGTCACCCAGCGCAAGCACGAGCAGTACCTCACCTTCTACGACCACCTGTCAGGCGTAGAACATATGGAACCAATAGGCGACAACGAAGTAATCAGCTTCAACTGCCTGCAAACTTTCGAGAAGGAATACAAACTATGCTAACTGAAATCGGACTATTTCGCACACCCGAAGACTGGGATGAAGTAATGCACTGGATCAACCTGCACAACCCAGAGGATCGAGCACACCTCGTTACCGCTGCCGCCATGACTTGGAACCTAGCGGCTAAACTCACCGACACACAGAAGGAAACGGAAGATGCCTAAACCAATGTGGGAATGGACACACGACGAGATCCGCGAATACTACGACAGCAACCCAGACATGACCATCCTGACATACGCTGGGGCGTTGGGACTAACAGGAGGTGAGCTCAAGGATATCCTGATGACAGACGGTAGCGCCGTCGATAAGGAAGAAAAGGCCACCGCAGAAGCAATGTTCGAAACCGAAGCCAGAACAACGCGCAACTACTGGTAACTAACACCGAAGGATACCCGGCTCCTACGTCGCTGGGTATCCTTCTCATCAAAAAGTTTTAAAAGGAGTTGCCTGTTAACCTCGCAAGCTCGGGGCAACAAAGAAGAAAAGAGTTATTGTGTCCTTCGGACTCTCTATCCTAGTTCCCATCCCCGGCAAGCCCGGGCCGGGAACCCGCCGCGCCAGAGTCGCAAGGCTCAGGCGCGAGCCGCAAGGCATAATATCAGCGGCAGCAGAGCCGCAAGGCCTCGAATAGAGACGCAAGGTCCTCGAAACTCTGCCCCTCAGCCCCCTCAATCCCCTTTTCAAGGAGCTCGGGCCCCTTATCTCCCCCAAATAAATATATCCTCTTGGTAGAGAGGGCCTTTACCAAGTAAAAATTATTGCCCCCGCGAGCCCAATACGCCATATTCCACGCAATTTGATGCGGAGATATTTTTGGTTTGTTGTTTTTGACTGCTTTGAGCTCCGCCCAAAAAGAAATACCATCCCAGATTGCATGAACATCCGGTACACCACCGCCATGCCTGTTTTCTATGCGGGTTGCGAAGCATTTTTCAGGCAGATTTTTCCTGATCGTGCTCCAAAAGTTGGACTCCGGTCCTCTGCTCATCCGTTATATCCTCATATGATCCCTCGATTGTGAATGCTTGAGGGTATTTCTTTTGTAAATCCGACAGCCGAGCCACAATTTCATCGCGGGATAGCTGATCTATCTGGTTGATATTCTCTCGTCTATCCACAGTCAAACCACCCAGAGCCGAGCGAATTTTTTCTGCGTTGATGGCCGCTGAAAACTGGCCCGCGTCCTCCGCGCCTTCGGAAAGTTGTTTCAGCCGCTGAAGCTGTCCAATGGTTGTCACCCCGTAAAGCCGTTCTCGCTCCTCCCTGAGCTCCTTTATGTATTCGAGCACATGCGGATAGTCTCTGCCGTTTAACAGCACTGCTGCGCGCTCGTTTGCGAGATCAGCAGCATATCCTGCCTTCCTCGCGCATTCCGTATTCGAGTAGATCCCCTCGACAATGTGCCGAGCGAAAGTTTTCTGTCGATTTGTCAGTTTCTGGATTTTCCCAGCCATTTAAAATCCTCCGTATATAAGCAGTTTTATACCCCCTGTTTACAATCACAGTCAAATCACGAAGGGTTTGAAATTTGCCTAGTTGTCAAAAAGGGGGGGTGTTTACGTTTCTAACGTAAACCGTTTACGCAGTGTTTACCTTTAAGGAAGGGGGTTAAACTACTGTATAACAACAATAAAACCCATGTGTTTACAGAGTTTACACCAAAAACGTGTTTTGAAAAAAAAAAAAAACGGAGAGGGGGGTCAAAAAAATGTATACAGGGGGTTGCAGTAACCATTATTTATCCTATATAACTTCTTACA